AGTGCTGGATTTAACTCGTCGTGGTAGGCCAGCGTGATCTTAACATCATCTGGTGAGCTCACTGCCTCAGGCAACCCGTAGTTTACAGATTCTTTAAGGGTGAAGTTAGATTTGAACCACAGGTAGATGTCAGTATTTGATGAGTGACGATCCATTTCTCGTCGTAGAATCAATATGATTCTATTCTTATCAGCCCACGACAAATCTTTCCAAATACCCACATCTCTACGCAATATCCTAAACGCTCCATTGCTGTATAGATGTAAATACTCTTCTAATCGCCAGAAAAAACTAGCATCATCGTTGTGACTTGTTTTACTCTGACTTTTTACCGCATTTAAATATCGCTGAACTTGAAAAATAGGCAAACTAATACTACCATTTATTTTTATAGTTCCACTAAATGTGTCTTGATGAATCAAGATAGCCAGTAGATTAGCCAAATCAGTCCCAGCATAGTGAATATTTTCGTAGGGATTATAGTTAGTTGTTTGCGATGCGTAGTTAGCGACCCACGATGGGTTAGTGTGCCGCAAAATCTCAATCATCATAATCATCAAATACACAATGCTGGCTATTTCATCAGCAGATTTCCCCTTGATGTCTTTCGTGTCACGAAACATCCTTGCTTCTGTCAAATGTTCAATAAACTCTAACTTCATTTAATGATTACCGAAATTCGCTGACGAAAAATGTTCCCTGCTAACTAATTTAATATGCCCGTCAGGGCTCGCTGCGACATACCCTTCCCCGCCCTTGACACCGCCAATGTGGGCGTAGATTGTCGTGCTCGCGTTGTCAAGTTGATTGATAATGTCTAGCTTGATTTTAGTCACAGTGTCAAACACATTGAAGATAGTTTGGAGAGCATTGCCACTCTCATTCACATACGCAATGACATTTTGTGCCATTTGTTTAGACAACTTAGGGTTGGCTTGAACCCAAGGTAGAAACTTTGCTGCTAACTGATCAAGATCACGAATCCGTGTCTGCTGGTTGACAAAAGTGTAAAGCATGTTAGGCAGGCTAGTAAGTTTACGGGCCTTCAAGTTGTTGGCATCTAAGAACGAGTCAATAACTTTTGCGTTTTGCTTGATATACTGTGTTGCTTCTTTAATGAGCGACTTACTCAAATCTATATTACCCTCAACCTTTACTTCAGGGCCTAGGATACATAGTGCTCCATTGGGATTTAGCCCTGCTGTATTTTTTAGCGGGGCTGGCTCTGCTGCGGTTCTTTCTTCAGGTGACCCAGCCACCTCTGCTGGGTAAAACCCATGAACTGCTAGCCCCGCTTTTCCTTGACCTACACGGCGGCCTAACTCTGATGTTTTGTCAATCTCATAAGTGGTAGTGCCCTCACCAAATATCCATCGCTTAACTGTGCTCTTGAGACCACCTGGCCACCACATCATGTCACCCTTGATAAACCCGCGGAAAGAAGGTGGAAAGGCTGACTCAACTATAGGCCACAGTTGGGTTATTTTTGCTAAGAATTCTGGGTTGCCGCCTTTTGCTGATTTTTGCGCCACGAACTCCTTGGCAGATTTATACATGCCGTCGTATCCTTTTGCTCCCCAACCAGCCATGTCAGTCATGATGAACTGCCCGTCATTGGTGCGCCCAGCATACAATCCAATCTGCCCATCCCATTTGATAGTCAGCACCTGATCTTTTTCCTTAGGTAAAGATTTAAAACTATTGATCACACGCAATGCGCCAGCACTACCCTCAAAGAAGATAATGTCCTCAGCATGGTTCATTCCCACTTCGTTTAACTTGAAGGTAGGCTTTCTTGACTCTGTTATTATTTCACTTATTTTCATAGCATGTAATTATGTTTGTTATTATCACCAGGTTTACACCATAGACCAGTATATGGACTCAAAATAGAGTTTTCACGCAAAATATTTTGTTCTGGGTAATGGTCGTATTTTTCTAATATCCAGCAATACCGTTGAACCTCTGAATCATCATCTCCAGGGTAGACATTGATATTAGAAGTTTTTGGATCTATAATATGTTCTGTCTTAGTGTCAAAAATCATTGGGTGTAATCCTAGTGCTGGCAATGTCGTTGTCCACAGTTTTTTACCAGCATAAGTTTGATAAATGTCACTCTGTATAGATTTCTTCAATGTTTCTTTAATGTATTTATAGAGTTGCCCCATCAGGTTTTTGCCTTCATGCGGCGGAAAAACTTGGGCATGCCTAGCCATCCAAACTTTACCATTTAACCGTGAGTGAAATCCAGCATAAGCGGCTACTTGTTTTTTATCATCAACAAACATTGCTACCCTGGCATCATCAAACTCAGCGTAATATACAGTAAACTCACCAGCAACCCCCAACGGGCTTGCCATAGACAGGTAATGCTCAGCTGTGGATAGCGAAAAAGTTTGATCTCCTATCAGCTCAATCTCATTTATTTTCATAGTAGATTTTGTAAGTTCCTGAACCATTGTGCTGACCCAGGTTGAACTGATTCAGGCAAGTTGATAAGCCCCTTAGTAGCGTCAGCTCTAGCTTGAGCTAGCTTTTCTTCCTTGCGGGGGTCGTTGGCAAGAGCTCGCATAATAGATTTTACAGATGCCATGTCAGCACCTGTGGCTGCTGGATTTAACAGAATCTTGGCGGCGGCAGCTTTGTTATCTGCGACTACTTTATTGGTGGCACGATCTACCAGTTTACCTTCAAACGGAGAAAACTTTAGCCCAAGTGCCTTGGCTAGGCTAGAATACATGATGAACAGATGCCCACCCTTAAAATCTGGATCTTCATACTGCCCGGATGGTCCGTGCTGATGGAAAGGGGCCACTCGCTCTGCGTCTGGGATCACCATGACGTCAACCTGAACGAAGGTTCCGTCAGGCACTGGCATTCTCACGTGAACGTTTCTGCCAGTTAGTGCTGCTTGAAATCCCTTATCGTTTACATACTGTTTAAACCTGACTTTGGCAATCTTGTCGTCAGGTGCTTTGAAAAAGTTAGCTATTTTTCCTGCGTCAACGAATACATCCATGTCACCAGATTGAATCTTAAAGCCAGCACTGCCAATATGAGGGACAATGTTTATGCCAGGTGGCATCAAGGACTGGATATTTTTAATCAGTCCCGGAACAAACTCTTTCTTGATTGGGGATACATCGTCAAACACATTCCCGCCTTCAGTAATCATCGATTCTAATAGTTTGTTTGCCCGCAAACGAATAGACTCGCTTTGTGTTCCTTGGGCTTTTTGCTGTCTTGCTGCAGCAATAAGTTTTAACGTTGCTTGATCTCCACGTTTAACCGCTTGTTCATACGCTGGGGTAAACTCATCTTTCATCGATGCTGGATCGACTACAGGTTGCGGTGCGGCAGGTTTTTGCCCAGGTGTTTTTACTTCAATGTCTTCAGCATCGGCATTAGTTGCAGCGTATTTGCTTGCAGGTGTTGCTGCTGGCGCAGTCAATCTAGGTTGCGACGGTAGCTGCGGTTGCGGTGGCCGTTGAGGTTGCTGTGTAGCAGGTAAGTTTGATTGCGGTGTCGGTGCTGTTGGTTGCTCTTGAGTTGGTTGCTCTTGACCTGGTTGCTCTTGTTTTGGTTGAACTACATCTCCATTATTGCGAGCATAAGTTGCTTGTTTAATATATTCTCGCACAGCTTTTGAATCTGTTGTTTGTAACTCCAAGTCACTTGAGTAATCTTCACGGTAATACTGATTCAAAAATCTGTCAAGATATTTTTTGTATGCTGCAGGATCTGCTTTAACTGCATCTGACAGAGTTGGCAACTTATTGACTTCCCACCGTTTAATGGTTGAAGCTGTTACATTATTGACTATTTTATTCCCCATATTCGCATGAGTAGTAGGAGATGACCCATACGATGCTGCACCTTTTGCTGATTTTACTGCATTTGCTGTAGCAGATACTGCGGATGATGCCTTATCTTTAAGAGCAGTTGCTCCTGCTTTAATTGAGTCCCAAAACCCTTCGTCAACTATTATATCATTTACTTTCATTTTTAATCCTTCTTAGTCCGCGAGTAAACTTAGAAGCGTCTTGACCCCTAATGCTGTTCAACAATCGTCGCTCTAGATCAGCAGCTACTTCAGCATTATAGTTTTCACGCAGGGTCTGAATCAGGTTGATGGCGCCTTGGATGATGTGCGTTGCCCTGCTTTCCAGCAGGTTTTCTCTATCACGGTGAACCAGCAGGTTATCCAGCTCGTCTAGCAAAGATCGTGTCTTTTTCTGCAAGAAAATACTCCAGTTTAGTTGTAGTATTTATGCCATTCTAGATCAAAACTATTTTAACTGTGACTTGAGGCTTGACAGCATGTTAGAAAGTTTCTTAGACTGGATATCCGCCACTGGCGGCTTCTTAGCTGTGATTTCACCAGTGTCACCATCGAGTGACTCCCCTTCCTTCACTATCTTAGACCTAGTCTTCAAGCTACTAAGCACTGCGGCGGGCAGTTTGCTCATTGGGGAATCACTTTCTTGTTCTCCAGCGTCTACAATGCGCAGACTTTCTACGTCGTAGACTAGGTCAACCTTCGTCCCAACGCCTGAGCTACTACGAGTCTTCAACAGTTGAAGCTGATATTTGCCACTTTCACGCATTGCCCGTGAAGTAAAGATACCAAACACATTGTCAGCAGTGTTGATCTTTGAAATACCACCCGAGATGTGGCTGTGATCAAACTCTACCTCGTCAACTGCATTTCTGTTCAACTGTGAAGCGGTTATGAATAATACATTCAGCTCTTTAGCTAAGTTCCGTAGCTCTTCTGACACATATTTGTCTTTAACAAACAAGTTTTCTGGAGATACTTTTACCCCAACTGGCATAAGCAAATCCAAATAGTCAACCATCAAAAAGTCAACCTTAGAGTTAGTCTGTATCTCAAACTCTTTAATATACGCCCTAATGTCGTTTACTGTGCTCTGGGCTGGCATATATTTTATCTGGAACTTTCCAGCTTTTTTACCAGCCATTCTAATCTTGAGCTCTACGTCATCAAGATTCTTGAAAATGCTCTTCGTGCTGCAGTTTGCCACCATTGCGTCAATACGCATTGCAGACAGCCCCTCGCTCAACTCTAGTGTCAGGTATAGCCCATTCAACCCTGCTGAAAACCAATTCACGCTAATGTTTTGCATGAAAAGTGACTTGCCCGTATTGTGACTGCAAATATCATTCGTGTAATATCTATGATTTTTATGGTTAACTGCTAAATCATATACCTTGGTCGATTTCTTAATCTGATCGATAACCACGATCGTGTCATACCCCTCTTTCGATAATAATATGTCGTTTACTGTTAAATCTTTTGCATAGTGCCACGTTAAATCAGGCTTCTGAAACAAATGATCAAAACTAGCTTTAACTTGTCGCCCAGAAGCGAAGGTAAAGTTGTACATAATATCTTTGATTTTTTCAACGCAATCAGTAACAGGAACCCACCCGTCTGGACTTGCCACTAATAGTTTCTGATCATTTACCTTACCACTAAGTGATCCGATCGGAACTTTTTTTGGTTGAGTAAGTTGATACAACTCATCAACGGCAGAAGTATTACTGTTAAGTAATGACAACTCAGCAGCTGAATAAAATTGACTAAGCCAAGTAATTTTTTCTTGTAATTTCATATTTAAAATTTCCAGTATTCCAAAAACGATTATATCCATTATCTACCATATTTTGCCATTCCGTTAGATTGGCATCGTAAACATCAAGTTGGGTGCTAAGTTTATGTTTTTGAAATTGTAATCTATTATACACTATTCTATTCTTAAAATACAAGTAAGACGGTGGTGTTTCTCCCATCAATGTGAATCCAAGGGAATCGTAAACATTCCCTGCGCTAATATCTCGATCTGCGTATGTGATTACACGGTCAACTGTATTAGAGCGTATGAAATGAGTCAGCAGTTTGCTTGCGCCACCAACAATTAAATGATGTTTGATTGACGCAAACCGCAATAACTCGTATTCTGTGTTCAAATACCTGGATTTCCCGAAACCCATAGCAGAAACTAATATTCCATCGCTAAACAATCCATATCGAATGCTAGCATTAACTTTGCCTTGAATATGGTTTTCTCCCATGAACTCAGAAAATTGAGCAGAAGATATACTTTTAACTTGAGTATTCCTTGCACTTATTTTAGATGTTATTATTCCCAGTCTGGCAGATAGCATGCTAGTTAGCAAATCTAAATTGTCATCAAATTGGTAGTCCCACAAATGAAGTAACCTGATTCCTTTAGAATCACATATTTTTGTTTTTCCTAAATGGTAGTCCTTTCCTTTGCCCATTAACTCACTATGCCAAAAAATGCCGTTGCATTCAATTGCCATTTCTTTCTCCGGCAGGTAGAAATCCAATTCTTTCCCCGCCAAAATTGATCTATTATTTTGTTCAAACTTAATATTATTCTTTTTAAGAAATTGGGCAATTATATCTTCATATTGATTATGCCGTTTTTCGTAATCAATTAAATTCATTGCGTATGCTCTGTTTCGAACAGTAGTTGCCGCAAGATTATATTTTTCGGCTACTGCGTTAATAGTATTGCCATGCAACACATCAGCA